TTAATTAAGCAAGATTGGTTGGACACCATGTCCTATACTAAACCCTTACGGCGTTTTAGTATGAATTTATTTATCTCACATTTCCTGAACTATTTCAATTGTGGACCACTGTTTTAGCTTGTCGATTTTAGCTAATCTAGCAGCCTCAATATTGTTGAAACTAACTTCGTCCATTTTTTGTAGAATATCAATCATGGCCAATAAATCGCCAATTTCTTCTTCTAAATGCTGACGATTAGTTTTAGATTTACCGGGCTTGTAATGGTCCAGTCCAAACCTGTAGCATTTGCTAACAGCTTGGATAACTTCTGCGGCTTCCTCTTGTAGGATAGCCATAACTTCGTATGTTTGTTCGTCCATTATTTTCTCCAAAGGAATTTTAATGATAGACCATCAATAAGTCCTTGTTTGAAAGATGTTAGTGGTGACCATAGAATGTATCCAACTGTAATACCTTGAATAAACATTAGCACCATTAGTAGTGCAATTACAAAATCATTCATATTATCTTTCTCTTGCAAATGGTTGGATATAATGTCCAGCACTAGTGGTAGATGCTTTTAGTGTATTAAAAACATTCTGTACACCAACTGCTTGATTCCACGCATCTTCTAGTGCGTGATGTTTTAATACTGGTGGACGATTGGGATTGATGCCAATGTCAAACAGTGTACGTGTGCAACGTGCTTCCCAGAATTGCCACGGAACTGCTTTACCAATCTTATGAAAAACGTGTTCACAGATTACAATGTCAAAACTTGCTCCATGTGACCATACACGCTTTGCGCCCCATGCAAATTTGTAAAGGCGGTTAAATGCTTCTGTAATTGGGATTCGATCTTGCTCCGAGAATGCCTCGTCCTGTGCTTCTTTACTTTGATTGGCCCACCATTCTACTGTTGCATCATTAGTTACAAGGTTTAAAGCATCACAAGAGTCAAGATCTACCCTGCAATAAAATTTTTCACATTTTGGATTTCTAACATCATCTCCAAATGGATCAAATTTTACTGCGCCAATTGTTAAGATTGACGCATCAGGTGTAGTTGCAAGTGTTTCGAGGTCGATCATCAAATCTGTATTTGCCATATAAGCTCTTTCATAGTGAACTTATATTATAACAGATTTAATTTAAAAGGTCAATACATTTTCTTGGGTAATGCATCTTTTTCCAACTGCTTTCGCCAACGAGCCTTAGCAGCCGACTTCTTACGCTTACGCTCAGTAGTTGGTTTTTCATAAAACTCTTTGGATTGAAGAACTTTGAGTGTACCCAAATCTTCAATTTTATTTTTAAATCGGCGTAGTGCCCGATTGATATCTTCGCCATCTTTTAAAATGATAGCTGTACCTGTAACTCTATTCATCTGATTCCTCTGATTCATTATCGTCTTCTTCTTTGTTAATAACTTCTAATATCCAGTCTAAGTTATATATCCTATTGCGACTGATCAACCCCCAAGGTGTGATTTCATCAGTAGTCAAATAGTGGCTATTTGGTTGCGCTAGTAAAAAACTAACAAACTGCTTGGTTATATCATCACAGTTGTCAATATCAATAATGATAGTATCAGCTTGTTGGCTAACACTCAACATCCATTCGATATTTGATTCATCAGTGTCGTATATGTAAACATTAATATCGTCGTCACTTTGGCTTAACAGTTGTTGAAACTGCATTTTAACCTTTGTGCTTGGCTTAATTAGCAGATACCCAAAATTCAAGTTAAACAGCTTGTCGGGAGGTGTTATTAGATTAATTTTTCCGAGATTCATATTTTCGCTCATATCTATTACTTAGTTGTCATTACGCTTAATACGTGTCCATAAAGAGTTTGAAGTTTGTTCACTGTTTTGAACATAGGTTACTCTTTGGTCTTCTTGATCTGTTGATTGTGGTCTTTGATTATGTAGCTGCTCTTTTTTTTTAATTCGTCTAATGCACTAACTGCGCCTGGGTCAGATAAGTCTGCATTAACCCAACTACTTCCGTTAAAAATAAAATTCCGAGGAGTAAGGTCAATAAGCATTACTACACGATCTCCTTGATCTGGATTTTCTGGAAATATTAAATTGTTAGGTTCAGATAATCCTTCATCTAATATTTCTTCTGGGGTTTTTTCTTTGGCCACTGCCTGCTCGGCAGCTTCGATCATTTTGTTCCATTGGTCTAATGGCTCACCTGCATCTAGTTTATCAATGTCAGCTTGACTAAGCTCGTTAAAGGTAATAGGTGTATTAAAATTTAATTCTAATTGAGTTTCTTCTACAGGCTCTTCAATAACTCCACATTCTTTATTTGGACAGAATAATCCGATACCCGGAACAACTGCTAATGTAGTACCACATAGATTGCACGGAATTGGTTCAGCAACTGAATCTTTGATTTGTGTAATCTGATCGTCAGTCAACGGGCCATCATCAGGCTCATATGCTGGCGTTTCTGTGACAGTAGGTTCAACAACTATGTTGTTTCCTCTCTCCGTAGTCAGGCTGTCACCCTCTGCTTGTTGCTCTTCTTCAGCTTTGCGAAACCATTGGAAACTGTATTGGCTAGCCAACAATAGAATAACTGCCAGCGGATCGAACACTGACACAATAATAATTATTACCCAAGTGACTGCTTTTTCTAATATGTTAGCATCTGGATTGTCGCCGTAGATAAATGCCGCAATATATTTAATCGGGCCTACTTCAGCTTCTACTTTACGTACTTCTGCTCGAATAGGTGCGGCTTGGTCATTAAGAGTAGCAATAAGCTTCTGGTTGGCTTCAATGTCTTTGGCCACCGCACTGCGATCACGAGACTGAGCTTTGCGTATTGAAACCGCTTTGTCGGCACCTTTTTCATCTTGACTGCGACCCATGACTTGGTCAACCGCCTCATCCATTTGTTTAAGTTGCTTGCGGTTGGCTTCAATATTTTCTTTGGCTGTTTTAATTTTTTCATCATATATCGCAATCTTACTTTGAACGTCGCCGGAAACTAAACTTTGGTCACTATGTGCCTTACTTAGGAAACCAAAGATACCCATTGATGTAATAATCATTAAAATGGAAATGGCACCTAATAGGTATGTTCTAATAAAGATAGGAGAACGAGCCCAATTAATTTTGAGCCAAACTGTGGCAATAAGTTTACTAACTTCTAAGGCCACACCCATAACAATAATAGGTGTTACTGCGGCCGCAAATATGCTAACTAGACCTGCTACCGAGTACCAAATGGCAACGCCTGATATAGTTAGTCCACTTAGTAAGGCAAGGTATGCGATAAATTTATCGGCTAATGTAATTTTCATAGACTAGTATTTATCGACAAAAACCCATGTATTTGTGTTGTTATTATAACAGGCAGTGTCTTCATAGTTATTGGCACGACTATTCACTCGCACCCAACTATGTATGCGTCTACAAATTGTTCCACTGCCCGGTATAGTGTAGACAATACGTGCCTTACCTTGACTATCACTGCGATCGTTAAACCATTCTACGGTCTCACCATTTTCAAGATTATTAATTGCGTGGTATACTGCTTGTGTGTGCAAAGCATTATCCATCTTACCTAATCGTGATCCGTAGTAGATTGACATGTTGTAGGCAAATGCCAGGAACCCATCGTTCTTAACACGATCTTGATTCATGGGCCCGCTCCATGATTGAGCGTAACTATTGGTACATGCTAGGATGAGGAACAACTTCCCAAGTACCATTATATTTTTGACACGCATAGCCAGTCCTTTCCACAGGTCGTCCATTAAGATTCATTACATACTTGTATTCGCCGCAGTCACGAGCCATTCCGCTTTGTGCGTGAAACAATCTATCTACTTTGTTATCATTACATACCATAACATCGATAGATCCCTCATCGACTACTCGCCCAGTTTTATCTTTAACTGATACAGTCTTACTTTTCAAATCACAAAACTGCTCACTTGTCTTAATGGGAGTAGTTGATCCACATCCCCCGAGACTTAATATGCATAATAGTGCGATGACGGATTTCATTATATAATCTTGCCTTCTGCAATTAACTGTTCAAACGTGTCAAACAGCGTTTCAAATTTAAGTTGGTAGATACGAGACAATGCTTGGAAATTTTCTAACTTGCCTTCGCCACGGTTAGCTACCATTTGCAAATCTTCAACTACACTCCAGCAAGTCATAATTTGCTGTTCCAGCGTAAATCGATCAATAGTTTGATTGAACATGTTATTGCCTTGATTGTTTAAGAACTTCACTAGCAGTTTCGTCTAGAGACTTGCCGCCAACCCGACCTTGCAACTTAACTTGCTTGTTACTGTCATATGTTGATGCAAGCGAGTCAACGTCCTTCTTGCTAATCTTCAACATGACAAACGAGCGATAGTTATGCATCTCTGGATTGTAGATAACCATTTTCTTCTCAACGCCATATGTGCGTAGTACCGATTCTGCAATCAAATTAACGATTACATCTTGTGCAGATCCAGTTCCAGTTGGACGATCAGGCGATCCTGCTTCATCATACTTGATAGTAGTACGGTTGTTCATTTCACCGTTAACTCGATCTGCAATCTTTGCTTTGGCTTTGAGCGTAGCTTTCTTCATGGACATTTCCATTGAAGGGCTAACATCTTCGGCAACTGCATAGTACATGCCCGATTGATCCCATGGCTTGTACCATTTAGTGGATTCACTGCCTGTATCAGCATAATCCAAATACCATGTAGGTACAGACTTTGATTCGAGATTCTCTGTTTTAAGAGTAGTCATCCCACTGCAAGCGGTAAGTGCAATTACAATAGGAATAAGTGTTAGTGCCTTTTTCATTTTGCCATCTCCTGACTTTGGGTCTTGACAGTGTCAATGCCTTTGTCCATAATTCTAGCAATGCCGCTAAATCCAACGGTAGCCAAAATCAATCCGAAGATTGTACCAATTACAAAGTTTTTCATATTTGCCTTTCTGTGTGTGTTAAAGTAAAAACCCTCTGTAGTATCTATTATACTACCAGAGGGTGTTGATGTCAAGGTCTTTTGGTTATTTAAAAATAATCAATGCCATCAAGATTGCTTGGACAAAAAATCCAAATCCAATTGTAACAATGTTCAATAGATCTTTGGCGATTACACTTCGAATAAAGAACATGAACAAGCCCAACCACATTAGGACAACAATGTCCACTGGAGGTAACTTTTCGGTTAGACCCGTAAGCACAGCAACCAAAGTTGGAATAGTAGCCAAATGTACTAGAATGACCCCAATCCATCCCAATGTCTCTGCACTAAGATGTCCGATGTTTTCGCGAAGGCTATCCATCATCTTTTTAACATTAACTAATTCTCTTAAACTAATTTGCATAATTTTTCCTTATTTGTAAAAAATGTGATTTCCAATTTGACCAACTCGCTCTTTATCCCACTTTGGATTAATTTGAGCACCATGAAAATACAGGGCGTGTTTTAGACTTGGTAGCCTAAAATTTTCTAGCAATACTTGTCTTGCTACTATTTCACTTTCTTGAAATACTTTGGCATTTTTTGGTTTTACTAAACTAGTATTTTCGCAATACCAACTAAATTGACAAAGCACCTTTTCGTACACTACATTCTTTTGATACACTACTTTACAGATGTCACTTGGGAATTGCCCACTGTTTGCTCGATTGATAGTAACTTGTGCAACTGCTACTTTACCTTCAAATGGTTCTCCTCCGGCTTCGTAATAGATATTACGAGCAAGACAGTCCAATTGTTTGTTACGTACTTCTGCGGTAACAGCAGTATTGGCCATTACTAATTGCTTTGACGGGTCAAGTTTATACATGACCGCTTTGTATCCAATCCAGCCAACTAATGCTAGGCCCAGTAATACAAGCAAGATTTTAATGAGTTTAATCATTCTTTCTCCTTTGTGTTTATGAAAAATACTTATCTACGCATTCGACTAATATCCACAGCTTCTTCGTCTGAAAAAACTGGTACTGCATTACTCTTATGCATAGTGGCAATACCTTTAACCTTAGTACCAGTATATACTTTTGCTGGTGCTAAGATTGCTACTCCCAACCCACTATTTAGGCTTGGAATCTTTGGCTCACTTGATCCTCTATATGCGATCTTTTCAGGTTGCCAAACTGGCGATGCTAATCCCTTAGCTCGTTTTCTGTTGTCTGCTTCAACGCCCCAGCGTTTTTGAAGATCTTTCCACTCTTGATCCAATTGTTCCGCCTTTCGTTTATGTTCCGCAGATGCGAATTTCTTTTTACCTTTTTTCTTACCTGTAGTAGTAAGAGCAGGGCCACATAAATGCATACTCATAGTTTATGACTAATAGTTAAGAACATATAACAATTATACTGCCTAAGCTGGCAACTGTCAATTAAAATGAGCTTGCAACTAGTTCCAGTAGTTCTTCGTGTTCGAAGGTCTCGTAATCACGGTTAAATTCATAAACGGCATCATCAATGCTATCCCAGCCCTTGACGCCCAAAATTTCAAACAGCTCTTGTTTGGAAATTGGTTCATTACGCATATGGCTGACCCAAACTGCTGTCATTACCACACACGCAAATACACTGCGATCACTGCATACATCATTGGCTTCACACCATTCTACAGTCTTTCGCAGATAGTACTCGATGTCTTCGATTCTATGCTCTAATTGAGCTATCCAATCTCGAGTTGCTTTTCTATCCCACACTTTCTTCATACTCTAAAACTTTCACCACATCCGCACTCGCCTTTGGAATTAGGATTATTAAATTCAAATCCTTCATTAAGACCGTTGCGCACATAGTCTATTTCTAATCCTTGTAGATACACACGACTTTTTGGATCAACAAATATTTTACAATCTCTGCAATCGTAACATATGTCGTCGACTGTTGGTGTGTCCACATACTCTAATACATAAGCAAGTCCACTACATCCTGTGGTTCTAACACCAAGGCGGATTCCCTGGCCCTTGCCTCTTCGAATAATAACCTGTTGTACTTTAAGTGCGGCCTTTTCAGTTATAGATATCATGTTTAGACCTGTAGTCAGCTACTGCGGCTTTAATGGCATCCTCGGCCAATATGCTACAATGTATTTTGACCGGAGGTAACGCAAGTTCTTCTGCAATCTCACTATTCTTAATGCTGCCTGCTTGGTCAAGTGTTTTACCTTTGACCCATTCTGTAATAAGAGAACTGCTTGCAATCGCCGACCCGCAGCCATACGTTTTAAATTTCGCATCGGTAATAATTCCATCTTCTACTTTAATTTGCAGTTTCATTACATCGCCGCAAGCAGGTGCGCCGACCATACCAGTACCAATATCAGTATCACTCTTGTCAAAAGATCCGACATTCCTGGGATTTTCATAGTGATCCACAACTTTTTCAGAGTAAGCCATTATTGTGTACAAGTCCTTTCACGATAGACTTGTCCATCGGGATATTGAATCTCTTTCCATTCTGTACACACAGTTTGTCGTTGTACATACACTGGCGGCTGTTGAACAATGACAGATTGTTGTTGATTTGCAATAACGGCGCCAACAATACCGCCTAGGATTAACGGAGCAGCCCAGTTGCTGTCTCTATATATAACTGTCGGACCGTGGCCATGATGACGCCACTGAGCACTGGCTGTTCCTGCTACAACTATCAGTAGCATTGATAAAATAATCTTTTTCATAATAATCTCCGGTATACTTATATAACGCCGTAGACTAGTATTTAGTTGACTTACTTTGGTTCTTTACGGGCGTTTTTAATTGCGGTAACATCGTTACGTGTGTCTTTGCACAGTTTGGTTAACTCTTGGCAAGCCTTACGAACACGAGTACCGGCAGCACTAACTTCTTTGTCGTAAAATTTTTCAAAGTCTGTTTCCATTGCTTCGACAATTTTTGTAAATTCTTGATATTTGTTTGCTGACATAATAGTCTCCTTATTGTTATATTAATTAGCTACAGCGTCTGTTGGCGTTTGCAATACTGATACTAACCATGGTTTGCAGTTTCCCCAAGTAGTAAAGATGTGTGCTACACCACCCGCACTTTCCCATTCTTTACAGTTACTATGCCTATCATCGATTAGAATATCGCCTTTGGTTTTACAGTGGCGCCATTTATCGTGGCTGAATGGTCCAATAGTGACCGGAACTCCGGGGAAGTGATCAAATGCCCACATGACTTTATCACTTGCTGCTAGGGGCATTGAGTAATCATGTGGTACGGCTGTAAGGAAACGTAGATGAAATTGGGGATTACGACTAATATAATGTTGGCACATTGATACCAATTCGTGTGCGCCTTCCATTAAAGGCAAGTTGCGATAAAACCGCATGTCGTCTTTGACTCGGTCCCATTGTTCCTGTGGGATACGGTCACCGTTTTTGTTCCAGCGTAGTTTAAGAACTCGTTGTGCCTGTCCATGCCAATCGGCAACAACATCGTCCATGTCTAAGTATATATTCATACTGTTATTATACAGTATGTAAGTTACATAGTCAAACTAATTGGCAATTACATTAGAGCTACCGCTGGCGGCTGCGTTCGGAACCCAATTGCCATGTCCGCTAGTCGAGTCACCTTGTCGGTGAACTGGTATACTGTTGACAAAGACGTTAGAGGAGGCTCCGACTGCGGTATCCCCACACGCCAACGAGTCTCCTTTTCTTACAGCTGGTTCACCATTTACAAAAACATTTCCACTACCACTTGCATAAGATGTTTTATGAAACGGGACTCTATATCCTGAATGTCCATTATGCGCATCGGCATTAGCTCGAACAATTCCTGTCATGTTAATCCTTTATGCATATGTTGCATTCATTGTATACCATTGTGTAGTTGATACCGCAACAAATTCTAATCGTGTACTTACACCTAACGAAAATGCTGTATCAGCTGCCAAACTATTAATAGTTGCTCCGCTAGCAGGATATACTGCCATAGTGTTCAACCCATTATTAAACACAAGCAGACGTGTTCCTGCAATAGCTGTTGGAAGTTTAACTCCAGTTAGCGCAGCGACAGTGGTTACATTGTTTACAATCGATGTTAATACAGTAGCAGTACCTTGTGTAGTTCCTGCTGCGGTTTCAGCCGCAGCAATTGATGATTGCCCGGTGTTAGCAATAGTAATAGTGTCAGTGGTTGAATTAGTAGTTATATTAATTCCTGCACCGGCTACTAATGTTAATGTATCAGTACTTGAATCGGCTACTACACTAGATTGTCCCGCTACTACAATAGTTTCAAAGCTATTAGATGACAGGCCGCCGCCGGTTGTTGCATCAGTGCCGTTATACCAATAGCTGCCGTTATATTTTAAAACTTGATTATTTGTTGGTGTTGTTATAGAAACATCAGTTAGATCATCTAACACTATATCACCAAGAGCACTTCCTGTAATTGTAATGGTGTTAGCATCGGGACGAGTAACTGTAACTGTGCCGGCGCCTGTAATTTTTACATTATCAGTTGAACTATCGCTGCCAGTTAATTGTAAATTTGCGCCGCCTGTAACAGTTTCTGAACTAATACTATATGTTGTACCTGTTGATGCATTTGTGATTGTTATTTCATCTGCACTTGTTCTACTAACTGTAATTCCAGTTCCACTAGCAAGTTTAACATTATCAGTTGAACTGTCACTTCCAGTTAACCTTAGATGCGCACCGCCTGTGACAGTTTCTGCACTAATTCCGTAAGTTGTATTAGTATCAACTACGGTACTTGCAATAGTGATAGTATCAGTTGTTGCGTTAGTAGTTATAGCAATACCAGTACTAGCTACTAATGTTAATGTATCAGTACTTGAATCAGCTACTACATTAGATTGTCCGGCTACTACAATGTTTGTAAAGCTGTCTGACATTGATCCAGGTGCAGTACCCACGGCATTCCCGCCGTAGGTAGAACCGTCACCAATAAATATTTTCTTTTGATTGCTGTCGTATATTATTTCACCATCAAGTGGTACAAACGCTACTCGATCAGTAGTGGGTCCTCGACGTAATAAAATGCTGCCTGTTGGAGTAGTCATATTAATCAGGCACTATGTCAGTTTCGTCGTATATCCTACTTGGATCATACGTTGCAGTTCCAGCTGCCGGGATGAATCCGCCGTCTACTGTAAATGTTACAGCCTGCACAAAATCTCCGCCATCAATATTACTTAATATAGCATTTGGATACAGATTAACGATGGGACCGGCATCTATAGCCGGTCTGTTGAATAAATTATCTAAATCAAATGGGGCGCCTGCCCTAATTTTGTAAGTCATAGTGTATTTATACACTATGATTATGGGCGTTACGCTAACGCAATACCAGTTGTTGACTCAAGGAATTGTTTAGCAAATGACTCGTCGGTTGCTTCTGCTACTGTAACTGTGCTCTTAGATAATCTAACATCTGCGTTTGGACTAACGGTAAACAAGTACGGCATTAGCCCAGGGCCCTTTGCGCCCATGGCAATGACCATTGGCTTTGACAGCTTATAGTACATCGGGCCGTCCTCTACTAACTTAGCAATAATCTCTTCTCCGCTTGTTAGCTTTAATGTGATTACTTCACCCTCTGTTACGCCTTTTGAAATGAACATGTTATACCTTTTCGAAATGTTGTTTAAGTTCTGTGAACCCGCCTATTAATTTATCGTCTAAAAATATTTGTGGAACAGTTCTGGCATTAGGTACAGCTTCTAGTAATTCTTCTTTAGTGTATCCGTCGCCTATTTTCTTCTCTTCAAATTGAATACCCTTTTGGGTTAACAATGCCTTTGCTTGGTCGCAATAAGGGCAATGGTACTTACTCCATACTGTCGCTTTCATTTTATTTCCTTATAGTGCTGGTAGTGCATCATAGTCCAATGTTTCACTCATAATGCCAATGACATAGTTTGTTGATTCATTTTCTTGTAATGCTGTTTGTTTTTTACTTGTGTCCGTGTGCTTGTTAAACCACGGAATAGGTGTTGACTTAGGTGCCGAAGCTTGGTACTTGATACCAATATCTTTTAGTGCTCCAACTGCTGTGTAGTCTACAAAGTCTTTTAGAATGTTGGCATTCAATCCAATCACTGGACCTTTGTTAAACAAATAAGTTGCCCAGTCTTTTTCTTCACGGATAACATCCATGTATAACTGATAAACCTCTTGCTCGCATTCTTGTTTGATGGCAGCAAACCGTGGGTCATCTTTGATCACTTGATTGATCAAGTAGGCCGTCCAGCCTTTGTGTAGCAGTTCATCTTGTAGTATCAAACTGATAATGTTACCATTGCCCATGAAGATTTTATTCTCCACCATTGCCAAACTTGTAGCAAAACTAACCATAAATCGGAATGCCTCAAGTGCATAGCTGGCATGTAGTGCCATCCAGATAGCTCTTATGTGTTCAGTCTCTTCAACAGGTTGACCTAATTCTTTTGCACAGTTAATTCTATGCAAGTCATCATAATAATTACCAACGCTACTTGCCATATCAATAATTTCTTGCGTGTCGTGAATAGTGTTGAACACATCCTTTGGCACGTTGTAAATGTTACGAATAATGTGACTGTATGACTTACTATGAATGTTAGTTTCAAAGAATGTCCAATTGTAGACTAGTGCTTCTAATTCTGGCAAGCTGACTACAGGCATGAAGATTTGGCTTGGCCCGCGACCTTGCAAACTATCCAGTGCTGTTTGGCGTAGTAAGTTACTAGTGAAGATATGTTTTACAGCATTACTAGCGTCTTTAAAGTCGTTAGCATCTTTGGTTAGACTAATCTCTTCTGGTTGCCAAAAGAACCCTCGTGCTGTTTCTTCAAACTTGGCAATCTTTGGATATTTTACTTCTTCAAAGCGTTGAATAGTTACAGGGCCTGCTGGGTCCAGAAACATCTTACGATTTAAATAGTCTGTCTTTGTGTGTAAATTATATTGTGCTTGTGACATTTATTTTCTCTTTAAAGTTTACACGATTCACAATCGGACTCATCATCAAAATCTATTGGATCTAGCATTGTAGGAGGTTCTTCTGCATCCGCTTTGCTTCCTGCCTTATTTATAAGGCTATAATAAAAGGTCTTAATACCAAAGTAATGTGCCTGCATCAAGTTCTTTGCTATCAATGTAGTTGGAACTTTTCTGTCAGGAAAATGTTTGGGGTTATAAAAAGTATTTACAGATATAGCCTGATCTACATAGGCGGCAATAACAGCCGCTGTCTTTAAGTAACCATCGCAATCTTTTTGTTCCCACATCATCTGATACTTGTTCTTCAATCTGTGATATTCGGGAACAACTTGCACAAATGATCCTGCTTTGCTTTCCTTGACACTGATTAAACTCATTGGCATTTCGATGCCGTTAGTGCTGTTGATAACGACACTACTAGACTCAACGGGAGCAACAGCCATTAATGTAGCATTACGCACACCATACTGTTTCATGTTAGTACGAAGTGTTTCCCAATCTAGTTCTGGAGTAAAGTCTGCTAGTTCGTTAACACCCTTGGCACGTAGTTCCCACGGGAATATGCCCTTGCCATAACGTGTATGTTCGCTGTGTAGGCAAGACCCACGCTCTTTAGCAAGTTCAACGGTTGCTTCCGTTAGATAAAATGCAAGATGCTCCATCCAACTTTTAACTTCTTGCAGTGCATCCTTC